TTGGTTCCTTTGTCGGGGCGTTGGGAAACATCGGGTATGGGTGGGCCTACCGAGTGCTTAACTCTCAGTACTTCGGAGTACCCCAGCGTCGTAGAAGAGTCTTCGTTGTCGCACATTCTTCAGGAGACAGCAGACGTGCAGCCCAAGTATTATTTGACCCAGAAAGCTTGCGACGGGATACTGCGAAGGCTCAATCAAAAGAAGAAGGTAGATTTTGGAACGGATCAACAGTAACTCAGACATTGGATGCAGTGCTACACAAAGGTCAAATGATGCCGGAGAAGAACCGATTCCCAGTAGTGACGACTGGAGAGTTGTCGTGTTCGCACATGAATGTGACGAAGACGGAAATTGCCCAACATGTAACATTGATTACGCCGAGTGCAGTTGTCCTGGACCGCATCAAGAAGATGAATATGAGTACAGCGAAGACTCTGACGGAATCCTTATTGCCCGTAGGATTGCGGAAGCTAACACCGACTGAATGCGAACGCCTTCAAGGTTTTCCAGACGGATGGACAAACATACATTTAGAGACACCAGACAGCCCTAGATACAAAGCACTAGGGAATTCCATGGCTGTACCAGTCATGCGTTGGATAGGGGAAAGAATTAATGAACATAGCTAAACTGGTAACAATCACGCCAGACGCAGAAGCACACATCGCCTACTGTGCTCGCGTGTCATCACCCAACCAAGAGAATCCAGAAATCACGCGTCTTCTCAAGTACTGCATCAGCCACAAGCACTGGAGCATATTTGAGATGGCACACATGGTTGTCGAAATAAAGACCTCACGTGCTATTGCTGCTCAGATTCTTAGACATAAGTCGTTTTCATTTCAAGAATTTTCACAAAGATATGCGCCTGTACCATCAGAACCACCACAGGTCATCGGGATGCAACGCCTTGCTGGCTCACACAACCGCCAATCAAGCTTGCCATTACCAGAGTGGGAAGAACTTACAGACCAGCAACAACTAGTGCTTATTCGGGCAGATGACGTAGTTAAAAGTGCGTTCACTGTGTACAACGACTTGTTGCAATTAGGGTTTGCCACAGAGACAGCACGAATGATCTTGCCTTTGGCAACACCAACGCGCATGTACATGGCTGGAAACATCCGAGACTGGTTGCACTACGTTGACTTGCGAATGCAAGACGATACACAACTTGAACACAGGCAGATTGCCGGCGACATCAAACTTATCATCGAAGAACAGCTGCCAACAATCTACGCAGCCATGTGGGGGAAATAATGAACATCTTTGGATTAATAAACACGGACGAGAATGTATTCTTGCCAGCACAACAGACAACACGGTCCGCAGGTTACGACCTACGAGCACGTATTACAGAACAAGTGGTCATTCAGCCTGGTCAACGCACACTGATTCCAACTGGTGTCTGCCTGACGAACGACATGCCGGATAACTACTTGCTTGCTGTGTGTAGTCGATCTGGCCTTGCAATCAACCACGGAATCTATGTGTTGAACGCACCAGGCATCATTGACGCTGACTTTGTAGGGCAAGAGATACAAGTCATCTTGGCTAACTGTGGATCTGAACCGGTTTACATCGCACCACGGCTACGCATTGCTCAATGTGTACTCTTTGAACACAAAGGCCAAGTAGGAACCAATGAAACGCTACGCCTTGGTGGCTTCGGTAGCACAGGCTAGATAGTCAGCTCACTGTGCACTAGGCACTCACGTATATTCTTGTCGTGAAAATCTTCGGCGTGCAACTTTAGTATCATGCCACCTTTTGGTAACGCGCTTCCATCCATGAGCGCTCCGTAGTTATCTTTACGGCCATGTTCCAATAGGTGGCTTGGTGTTGTGCCTGTGTATGTATCCATGTAAGCACCGGTACGAACAGTCAACACATCCTTCTGACAGACTCTATTCTCTGGTTTAAACTTACCCGGATTATAGACAATCTTAGAGTCCCTACCAGCTTGCTTGTTGTGTGTGTGTCCACGCCAGATTGCATCGACGCCTTCTAGCCACATCTGAGCACGTGAGAACGTAATAGCGCCTTTTGTTACTGGTGCACCACCACCTGCACCGTGATGGTAGTGGATTACATAATGGCCAAACTTCTTTCCTAATCCATTGACGTCCATACGAAGGTGTATAAATCCGTGATACCCACCGTAGTTAATCGGCTTTCCGCTTTCCTTTGCAAGCAAGATACACAGGTGCTTCACCGGCTCAATGTGATGGAATCTCGCAACACTATCATCGTGGTTGCCATCACCTATCATCAGGATCCGATCAGCGTAGGGCGCCAGGATTTCATATGCCCAGCGGATAGACTCACCAATCATGTCGTCACCAGCAGTGAACATCCGTGGGTGTAAGTTGTTTGCGCGGTAACGCTTCCTATCACCAGGAAGGATAGCGTCGAACACATCACCATTGATGGCGATCAAAGCGTTCTCAGCTTCCGCACGCTTCAATTCCTTTTCAATTAACTTGTAATCAGTGTGCAATGATCCGATGTGTAAATCGGACATCAAAGCAAGATTTAAGACGTTTCCACAGGAGTGCTCGATGACTGTCATATTTGATTATTGTCACAGGATTTGGTGTTTGTAGTAACAACAGTCAAGGGCTAACAGGATGCAAGTATATAGACTTGAACCACGCTATAGCACAAAAAAAGGGCATCCGAAGATACCCTTAAGGTTGGACATGAAGACTAGGGAATGCCTTGCTCGCGCAAGACAGACAACGGAGTAATTCGGATAAGGTGGCCATACTCCGCTGTCTGCTCAATATATATCATTCTCTCAAGTGGTAGTCCAGCTTCATACATGGCATACCTTCCTGGGCCTAGGATGTCACGTAGGACGGCATCTGGCATCATGCCAATCAACTCATCCCTAGACATATAGTCAGGCGGTGCGCCTCCACGAACAGACGCATACTCCATCCAAGTCATAGTGATCGGCACAAGGATACAACGACACCGGGGATGAGATTCAAACTCATCGTTAGTAGCGTAGACTTTCCCGTGAAGCGTCAAGCATCCGACACACGTCTTGTTGTCAACGACAGCGACACGGCGATAACCCGTGACTAGCCCAGAGTTAAGTCTATTGATACTGGTAGCCACACGCCTTGTCGTAGCTTCGATTTCGGTAGTAGATATGTTCTCAAGCGCATTGTCAATGCTGTCTATGTATCCATTGATCTTCCTGACCCAGTCTTTTGCATCGAAGTCTTGGCCAGCAAAGTTATCGGTCATCTCACGGAATATGCGAGTAAGCGTATCTGACGATGTGCTCTCAATAAGGTCTCGAAGGCTTTGTCCACCGTAACTGTTACCAGTAGTAAACTCCTCCTTTGAAGGTCTCCGGATGTTAGGGCTACGAACACGAGCCGGCTTTGAACCCATGCTAAAGATAATGACGTTTGGGTACATCATCAAGGTAGCAGCAATGGCAGCTTCCTGACCATTCGTGACAATCTCAGTAACCTTAGACACGTATTGCTTGTGCTTTTCGTTATCTTGTAGTAACTCAACGATTTCTTGGTAGTAACGTTCAGCCTGGAATGCAGTGACGTCAGGAAGTTGCATCATGGCAAGGATGTCAATGATACGGTCGTACACATCCACAAACACGTTTGAGATGCGATCCTTCGCTATCCACAGAACTGCGTCTACTTCTTCGCGATAGTAACCAACAGCATTGTCATACTTGTTGACAGTCTCTTTGACTGCACCGGTGTTGGAGTGATTACACTCATCACCACAAACGTATGCCATCCATCCATCGTCCATAAGAACATTCTCCTTGCTATACAAGCGCAACCTGTTATAGAATAGTGTAACGTATTTTGATGCTATCACGGCATATTAGGGGCAATATGACAGACAAAACTCCACGTACTCGCAGGGATTACCTGTGGGCACACCAAGAAATCCTTGCTGGTCGCAAGGTTATGCGCTTTGAAGCTCGTTGGTTTGTACAGATGGTAGACAAGCGCATGTGTACTTACCGTATTGACGGAGGCAACAACCGAGTATTTATCGGTATTACGACACTAAATTCAGCGGATCTTATGGCCCTTGATTGGGTTACATGCGAGTAAAGGTATTTACAAGACAGAGGTAGATTGTTTTATGACAAAGATATTTATACAAGATAACGGGTTTGACTTTCCATCGCATTGGCGGGAGACCTACGAAGTCTGCGACGATCGTGGATACGGCGCCAAGGTTGCTGAATATGAGCAAGTCATCATCGGTGCAGTCATCCAAGAGATGCGTAACGTCAAGCATGGCACACTGCAGCCAGAAGCACATCACCAGGCAATCCTTGACATGGTTAAGGATCTGATTGAAACAACGGTAGTAGACGAATGGCTGGAGGAGCTTACACAAATCCTTAAAGACTTTAATTACGAGATTGCGTACGAAGACTAATGGATAAACGACGAAAACTAACCCTTGATCAGGTAGATGAAGTGCTTGCAATGGTTGACAAAGGCATGACGCTAGAATCTGTTGGTAGGGCAATGGGTGTCAGTACTTCGCACGTCCAACGAATGCGAGCAACACACAACAAAGGTGAAGTCAAATCTAAGCCTACGTCCTTATCCAGCTGCATGAAGTTTATTGCGAAAGGATTTCCGTTCAAGCGTGTTGGCTGGGATAACTACTTCTACTTCTATGACACTGACAACTCCTGGTTCATAAAGTATAGGTATGTTAGTGACCACGGGGATGATTACGAAATCATCATGTATACGCTTGACTTGTCCCTGGAGTCATTGATGGCAAAGGACTGGGTTGTACTTACATGGGATGCAGTAAGCCATTTTCATGGATGCGACAAAAAGGTAGTTGAATGACTAGGAAGTATATTTATGATTACTCTATTTACGGGCATACTAATTGGCATAGGCATCTGCTATCTAGGTAGTCTGATCTATGACATCGTCAAGTTTTACAACTTCAAGGCTTGGCTACGAATGAAAAATGTAGACATTGAAAGCATGGACGAAGAAAACATGCGTGCAGCCATGACAGCTTACAACCTACGTAAAGTACCCAACGTCATTGTCGAATTGATTCCAGATCCAGACAGCGTAGATGACAAGGAAGTAGAATAGACACGGAGCCAGCACAATAACTTTGGATTGGTAATTGATAGCTGACTCTAGTTGTAAAGAAATCCTTTACAGCTTATACTTTTAATGGCAGGGAAACCTGACTACGTTTGAACAACAACTGCTCACAAAGAGAAAGACCACTTGGAAGTCATAGCCCCAGATTACTGGACGAAGCCTATGATCTACAGGTGGTCTTTTTTGTGGGTGGTTCCATTATGGAACCTACCTTTCTAGAGCGTGCCTTATCCTAGCCTCAGCAATCTTGTAATATTGCTCGTCCATCTCGCAGCCAATAAACTCAAACCCATCAAGCATAGCTGCTTTACCAGTAGTCCCGGAGCCCATGAATGGATCCAGTACTGTGCCTCCAGGCTGTGTTACGAGACGACATAGGTAACCCATCAGATCCACCGGTTTTACTGTAGGGTGGATGTTCCCATGCTCATCTAAGTCGCGATCCTTTTTCCCTGCCTTAGAACAATAGAAGAAGCGTGCAGCCGAACCCATAGAAGAGTCAGCTTGACCAGAGCGTACATAACCTGTAGGTTTACCGTCGTTATTAAAGTGCCTCGCACCATCGGTGCGAACCCATGAACCACCTTTAGTATTAGGAAACAGATCAAGCACCTGCTGCGATCCATCATGGATAAAGTTAGCTGGCCATCTACCTAACGGGTTAGCAGGGTTAGCGCCACTAAGGTCACTACTATTCTTCCAGCTGTTATCCATAACACCGCCACGCTGACGTATCTGGTCCACACCCTTAGACAGCTTCTCATAGTCATCCGCATCCATAGGTACACGGCAAGCATCTATATTCATGCCGCCTGTCCCATACTCAAGTACATTCTTAGCAATAGTACCTATCAAAGGTTTCCGGGCTACTGTGATTGGCTCCAGTGAAGGTTTAAGAGCACTACCCCAGCCTTCCCACTTCTTAGCATCATCTGACTTAGCCTCATACGGAGGCACAGGATTACTAGTAAGCTTATTCTCCTGCTCTACATCAGACGCCTGGTAACTACTAGCAGTAGGAATAGCCTTACCACGATTCCCATGACCATGTAACTTGTCAATCGAGACAGACACATTATGAGACTTAGGAAACCCACTCCCATAAACCCAAGCAATCATGTCCCTAATCTCAAAACCAGCATCCTCGATATTCACAGCCATACGATGCTGAGTACGAGTGCCAGCAAACGCTAACAAGTAACCACCAGGTTTCAACACCCTCAAACACTCACGCCACACATCAACAGAAGGAACATCGTAGTCCCACTTCTTACCCATAAAACTCAAACCATAAGGAGGATCACACACAACACTATCAACACTACAATCCTCCAACAAACCCATCCCATCCAAACAATCCCCTAACAACAACCTATACATATATCTCCCCTATACCCATACACATCAACCGACCCTTATACTAATTAGACTATATATATACAAAGAAGTAAGATTTCATAAGATGTATTTTTTAAACTCTTACTTCTTTGTATATATATTTAAATATATAAGGGACCCCAAAAGCTACGCAAGATGACAAACTGAAAATAGATCCGATATACATATCTATTTTTACCAGTTGCCTCAGAGCTTGTGACATAACGACAGGAAGCGAAAGTGAGAAAATTGGTGGGTTACCTATTGCGATCGCGCGATTTCGTTTTCGTTAGGGCCCTCTCTTGTGTGACATAGGGAAATCGATGCATAAGTGAAGGAGGCGGGTATTTACCAGATACGGGCATATTCGCGATCCTATAAACCGGGTTAGCTGCAGTAAACCTAGAATGCAGCCGTGGAATTATTACGTTATCTGCAGCATGTATAACGGCCGTTAGTGTACAAATTTAATGATTCTCATTTGTTACACCTTGACTGTTAGAATTGACGCTACACGCGAGATTCTAGGCATGCAGGGAATACGGGCGGGTGATAGGCATAACGGGCCCGTACGGGCGATATAGCGGGCCGTGCAGCTGCATGCAGTCAAGGATACACGCGGGCATTATGTAAACGTGTAGCTGCATCATGTCAAGGATCGCGGGCATGCAGTCCAGGCGCGAGATCGATAGCTGCACCTGGTGTGAACCTGGATAACAGGTAGCATGCGGGCCGTACCGTATCCAGGTATCACGGGCGGGCATTATCCAGGTATCGCATGCATGCCTAAATTAGGCGGGTTATACCGTGATAGCTGCAGCGGGCCAATATTGGCATAACGGGCCGCGTACGGGCCGCTGTGGAGTCAAGGATCGCATACCCGGTTACATGCTGCGGAGAATATCGGCAGGCATAAAAATACCCGCGTGGTATGCGCGGGTTTAAGTGTCTGTTAGGATCGCGTGCTAAATGTGCAGTATCGCACCACGGCCTAAATGTATAAAATGCCCCTGAATTTGCAGGTCTGATTCTACGTTTTCACATTCTCCGCAGCGAGTATCACCACCGATACAATCCCGGCAGCGAGTAGTATCAATTACTGCAGCTATCGCCGCGGCCCGTGCGATCCTACTATCGCCATTAGGCGTGTATAGGCGTATGTAGCGGCATGAATTGATTAAGTCTATCGCCCGCTGAATTTCAGTTTTCATTTCTAGACTCCAGTAATTCGGCAGCATGCCACAATTCATAGAATGCCACCGCGGTAAATACCGCGATAGCTGCAACGATAGAACAAAGTAGAATGACCATCAAAATACCTTAATCCATTTACCAGATACGAAATTCCATTTTTCTACCTGAAATGCTGCTAATTCCGTTATTTGGAATTTGGCATTTTCCAGCAGATCGACAATTCCAGCGGCCCGCATTTGCTGCGTAATATCATCTCTAATTTGCAGTGCATGCGCGAAATTGTTCGCGTACCCGGTTGCAGCTGGCTGCAGTAGCGGCGAATTCGCGAGATGAATTATCACGTGTATATTCCCTGATTTCATAATTTCCCCATTCCCTACCTTAAAGGTATAACAGACCGATTAAATGACGCACGATCAAAACTGCAGCTACAATGCAGCAACCTTGAATACTTGCGATATAGCCGTAGTAGACTGCACGGCCAGTATTCACCCTGCGGCGAAATACCAGAAATGCAGCTAAAAACAAAGTCTGCTGCATTATTGCAAATGCGATAATTGTATAACCCGTCATTTTTGTATTTCCCCTTAACCCGCTAACGTTGCATCGTTAACGACGATCTCATACATGCCCCATATAAATACCGCGATCGCGATACTAGTAAAAATCCAAAGTGCGATTAACATTTACTTGGATCCATTCCACGGGCCGTTAGGGCCCGATACTACGCATAACAACGCGAACAAAAACATGCCTACCAGCGAGATAACAATTAACATTTGATTTCCACCCTATCCGGTTTGATGTTTAGTTATACAGGCATGTATGCGATTATGTCAATACATGCAGTTATTATTGACTGCATGTATTTTTACCCGCGTACCAGGTTGCATGTATCCAGGTGCAGCTACACGGTTTTAAGGTGCAGCATTTTCTTTTTCCCTTGACCGTGCGCAGCAAATACAATCACATTTTTACGCGCGTGCAATTTGCTATCCTGCATGCATAGGCCGCACGCTTGACAATTGGCGGCCCTGCCGGTTTGCTCAGGACACGGTATACCAGTGTATTCCCCGTCAAGTTTATATGCGCGATCGTGCGTGTGCTCAGGTATCACGATAGCAGCAGCAAAACCGGCAGCATGCGCGGCCCGTACCTGCTGCATCGTTTCGCACGATCTCAAAACCGATATGCGGCCCCAACTATCGCGGCGTGTATCGCGTGCATGCGTGTAAGTCCAGACGCGTACATTTTTGCCCTTGACTGCACCGCGTGCAATGTATCGATCTGCAGCTGCAGATAGAATTTGCGCGGCCTTATTTGTACGCGCGTCCCCGACAACGTGCAGCCGCAGATCGCGGCGACCCGTCAAGGTATCGATACCTGCAGCCTCAATTAATGCGATAGCTGCAGGTGATAGAGTCGCAAATTCTCGCGCGGCCTTATTTAGGCGGGCCGTAGTAAACCCTGCCATTCCGGATTCCGCGTAACAACCCGCACCCATATGCGGGCATGACGGAGGGCACGAAATTTGTGCAGTCCAGGTGCATGACACGGGCCCAATTTTATCGTTGTCTGATTTTTCTACTGCAGCGATCAAATCAGACATTTTCGTACCGTTGCGCGGCAGCATGTCAAGCGATCCTGAATTATTGACTGTTGTTAGAGTTTTCATTTTCCTAATTTCCCCATATACCAAAGTTAAGCGTATTCACCAATTACAATTTCCCCGTAATAAACCCGGAATTTCACCCGGTAATTTTCGGTACCGTTAATTGTTATCTGCAGCTGCATTTCATTGTCGATATGCAAATGTGCAGCGTCAATGCCTAATTCATAGGCGCGATCGCGTACAAATTCATAATCACCATTTTTGATGTATTCAAATGCTGCATGCATTTCTTCGATCTCGCGTAATTCGAATTCATCGGCTGCGGAGTAGCAAACCGGTTTAACGCTGCAGTTTTCGTGCATTTCATGCAGGATCGCGTCAATAGCATTTTTAACCATGCCGAAAATGTATGTGTGATAAGTATTGACATAATCACCGGCACGAAATGCTAACCTTGACGGGCAAATGTATGCTGCATCGGTGCAGCTGTTAATATACTTAATCGGTGCAGCATATGAAAACCAATTGTCATATACATGTTGCGTCAAGTCTATACCAGTGCACGCGCCGCACTTTACTAATTCACCCGCCAATTCTCTAACATCGGCCCGCTCAAAAATTATAGGTTCCATTTAATACCTCCGCTGTTTTGATGCTGCGTTATATAGGCATGTTCGCGAATATGTCAAGCGAGATAGAAAAAATAAGGTTGTTAACAGAATTTGCGCGTGATTTACTCGCGTCATGCATACCTATAAATTGCGGCCGCATATCCTAAATTCACGCGTACCCGGTTGCATGCTGCCGGCATTTCTAACCCGCGCGGGCGATCAATATGCGCCGCTACATCTGCAGCTGCACCACGGGCCGCTATACCTGCAACCTGGATACCTGCAACCTGGATACCTGGATCGCTGCAGCTGCACCACGGCCCGTTATATCTGCGGCATGTATCGCTGCATTATCGCTGCAGATCCCGACAAAAACGGCCTAGGGATCCCAGATAAAAACCCCTCGCGGACGCGCCAGCGCACATGCACGCACACAATGCGACGCAGATGTAGAAGCGATCACACATCCCAGCACACACACATACATACACACACACAACACATACACGCCGGGAATGTTTTACGTATCCCTCTGGCCCGCGAGGGAGCTCAGAGCGGCTCCCGTGTATTGCGATCGTTGCCTATCCTGGCGCCTCGGTTGCTCCCATTCGTCCGTTTTGCAGATATAGACAAAAGGAAAAGCACGGCGGGCCAATTGCCTACCGTGCTCTGTGTGTGTTGCGTACGCTCACTATGTACGTACGCGCGCCTCCGTCCGTCCGTCCGTCCCTTTTCTTTTTACTGCTGCATCCAAGTTTCTGCATGCTCACAGTTTGCTATGAACCTACTCCATTCAGGCGGACAGGATCTACTAAACAAGGTAGTAACACGTTCACGGCGACCAGCTATTGGTGATTCAGCTTCCATATCCTCTGGAAGGATGTGCCATGAATCGATGGCCATGTCTGTGATACCGATGTGCTTCTCTTCCAGATTCCCGGTGTTGTCATCGGCGGCCAGAGTAACCAACCGAGCACGATCAAAGTACATGTACATCGGTGCGCGGCCCGTCGGGATAACAGAGTATCGAACCAGGATGGATCCTGACCACATCTTGCCCATTCCACTAAAGAATGTCTCACGACCCGCATCCTGAAGCAACGCCTTGAGCTTCTCGTCATACGTGACAGGTTCTGGGTCACGATGTGGCTGCAATAACATGCACTCGATACACGTCCCGCTATACAGCTGTGATGCTGGAATTCCGCACTTAGAACACTTTTCCATGTCTATACCCTCTTTTGCGTCAACAAGTGTGACTACTAACTGTTTTTGTGTGTGAAGTGGACGTACACGATTTGTGCTCGATATTAGGATATGAGCGTTCCTCACATCGCATACGTCCGTCCGTCCCGTCAAGATAGCTGTTTGCTATACTTTGTGTGTCTTTTATTCAGTCCACTTTGGCAAATGGAAAGCATCTTCTTTCCGCCATCGTGTGTACATATCAGTGACGCTACGCATCACTTCCTGTTCCTCTGTAAGCTTCCACCAGACGTGTGAGTTTGGATCGTACTCATCTGCGGTGTACATCCAGATGCGCTCAAAGCCGTCGTTGGTTTCCCGTGAGACAGTGAAGCTGATGGTGTCTACAACACGCGTTCCATAGTTGAGGTGCGTGTCTACCGATACCTGTGTGAAGTGTACGTTTACTTCAACGAGAGCATTTGTTGCCTCGTACTTACCGACCAGGTACCAACGTGCATTAATACTACACACGTGTTCAGCACCAGTAGTATTCATCTGAATCCAAGCGTCGCTGACATACATGTCGTTTGTCTCGCGCTGATCCTTGATGATGTGCGTAAGTGTGCCTTGAATGCTTCCCGACTCTTCCCACATGTCCAGATACTTCTTCATCTCTATTCCCCTAAACCTTTGTGCTTTGCAATGATATGCGCGGCAGCTGCAATGTCTACATCCTTCAAACCAAACGTTTGAACCAAAGACAGTACTTCTTCCCCATACTGTGTCTTGATGTTCGCCACTAAGTACATCGCTGCACACTGATCAAACGTGACACCAGTAATCGTAGCGATTTCTCTAATGCGATTATGCGACGGCATATTCTTGCCGGTTGCATAACGTGAAGTGACAGATGCTTGAATACCAAGTGCAATAGCCAAATCATTGTTCGTCATATCTACCTCCTTTAGCGGTAACCTAACACGCAGATATTACGATGACGTTTCTAAGATGTCAATACCGTGTATGGATTTCATCAATTTCTTTTTAGTCTTGTACGTCTGTGTCTTAAATCCTTTGACATCTTCAACTACTGTTTGATCGCCTTGCTGGTAGACAAAGTCAGCTATGTACACACCGTAAAAGATTCCCTGGTGCTCAAGCTTGTACCGTACCTGTCTTCTGAGATCCGTTATGGCGCCAGCTTTGAGCAGTAGTAGTAGGTCACCAAAGCGTTTGAATTCCATCTTAGAATCAAACATGCCATACTCCACGGAATACATGCGTTGGTTGCGATACTTACTCTTTGCCGGTGGTGTACCCGCAAAACCAAAAGCACCGCATGCTTTGCAGTTGAGTACGAATGTACTATGCTGCGCTTGCTCTGCAATGCCTTCCGCTCCACACTTCTTACAACTTGCCTTCATTCATCTCCTCGACGATGGATCCTGTTAGGATGTCTGGCTTTTGCTCTAGCCACCACTGTAACTCCTCTGGTGCATTTGCTTGCATGTAGGCCCTCACAGACGCCCCGTGGAGCAGGAATATCTTCCCTATGCGCTCACCGGTCAAATGTCCACGATGTTTGTACACGCGTAAACTCTTTGGATTCATGCGAAGAAAAATGCCGGCGTCCTTGTAAGTCATCAAGTCATCCTGGATGCACAGCTTGACACGCTTCCGTGCTTCGTCTTGGTATCCGCTGTATTCAGCGAGAGGATCGTACTTTAGTCTTCTTGCTTTCCACTTCATGGCATTTTGGTCCCTGCCATCAAGTCTCTAAACTTCTGGCGGAATTTCTCACGTGCACGTTCGGTCTCTTCCGGATGCGGCTCGATGAACATTGACGCTTCATAGACTCTACGAGCAGCTTCATTCGCCGCACTATGCTGCGCTGCTATTGTCTCCGCCCAGTCTTCGACTTCTTTCGGTGTAGGTCGAAACTTGCACTCTCTCCGAATCTTCATCTCTAGTTCGTTCAACCCTTTAGCGTTGTAAGGATCCGCTAAGGAGCGACACGCCTGGGCATAAAGCTTACAGTCTGTCTCATCTATTGTGACTCCCTGATAACGCGCCACGATAGGCACTATGCGGTCTACTACGTGCCGTATTGCTTCGACGTCAACACCACTCCGAGTAGCTATCTGTGTCATTTCATTTGCTCCAAAATGTTGTCACGGAATTGCAGTGCAATGTCCTGATTTGTTGTCCTCTTCACGTGCTGTGTTGTAGCACTTCCAGTCACCAAAGAATCCCACATTGAAACAAGTACTGTTGACTTGTGAGCGTTCTTCAAAACCCATGTATCGGATAGCCCGAAAAACGCCGATATAGAAGACTTTATAGTCTCGTCGGGTGTTTTCCCAATAACGCGCTTAAAGTGTCCCCCTAGCGCCGCTAGAGAGCCTGTAGGTGCATGTCCGTACTTCTCTGTCCATAGATCTACGAACATCGATACGCAAAGCTTTGGTGTAAGAGTCTCGGTTGCTACTGCAATCGAGGTATTTGTATTTAAATCTCTTATACATATATCTTTATCTGTATCTATCTTCTTCTTCTTAATTCTTAATTCTATACGCGTGGAATCTTCAGCGGACTCCACAACGGATTCCAATGCGGATTCCGCTGCGGAATTGTTGCGGCGTGAAACTAAACTGGCCTTACGAGTACGATCATCAGCACGTCGTTTTTCGACGTAATCACGGCTCGTTTGCGTGTCCGTATAGCCCACAATTTCGTACTGCCAAGCGTCCGTTTCACGTACCAAATCAGACGCCAAAACCTCACCAAAGACTGCTTCAGGAACACGCATACAGCTGGTAATTGTCTCGACGTCCATAGAGTCCAGGCGCCCGTCTGTCAAGTGTTCACCTGAATAACAAAGGGCGTAGATGTACCAGCGAAATGCATCGCTAGATAACCTACGCACAGCTTTATTCATTGGAAACTTACAATCCAATTTGACCCACATAATTTCCCCTTTGGTAATAATGAACCCGGATGTTTCACCGGGTTGATTATCTATCGCATCCGTGCAATGTCTAACATTGCGGATCTCAATACTGTCGTTAGTAGCCATCGTGGCTTCTTGCTATCACAAAACGCTTGCAGTTGACTATGTGTAGTCTCTCCAAGGTTGATCTGCAATCGCTCCTCCCTACGAGTGATTGCACGCTTCTTGACTGGTTGTACGTGTCCGGCGATAAGTAGCTGTGCTGCCTCCCTAGCGAGCGCTGAGATGTACAATCCGCGACGCTCACCTGCCAGCTTTATAAACTCCAGCTCGTCCTTACTGAACCTAAGCATGAAAGACCGGTAGCCAATATTTAGCTTTGTCCCTGTACGTGTAGGTTTACGATTATGAAAGGCGTATTCAGCCATTAAACTTCTCTAGCTCCTTGTATATACGAAAGGCAAGATGCCTTCGTCCCTCTGACCACTTACGAATGTCATGGTCAAAGTCGATGTGAGAGACAAAGTCTCCCTTCCATGCAATCTTGATGCGACGCATGTAGTGATCGTAATTGCTTGGTGTCTCATTCATAAGAGTCAAGCCGTCCCAAGTAATGGGACGACTCCACCGCACAAACGATTGATGCGAATCAAACTCCTCTTTCAGGAAATCGCGTATCACTTGTACTGTCATAGTGTTTTGATCGCCATGCTTTCTTCCGCAGGGATAATCTCGAATGCGTCTGACTCAGCAGGGATATTCTCGATGTCCAGCTTTGAGATAAGGACTTTCTTCGACACAATGACTGCTTCTGGTACGTTTGCTTCCGCCCAGGCTATTGCTTGCTGGTCATCCTTGATCGCAATGCGAGGATTCTTCTTACGGAATGCAACCGTGCCGTAGACACAACGGTATGTCTTTGTGCCACGTGCCAAGTTACCTTCGGCGACCATGCGAATCTCATCGTGGTGCTTAAGTTTGTACCAGTCAACGCGATCCTGCAATACACCAATCAGTTTGTTGGCATTCTCAATGATTGCACCAAGAGCAAGCTTCCTCGCTGCAAGGTCTGTTTCCATGTCCATGAGATTCGCCATGTACTTCTCAAGGTCATAGATGTTTTCTACCTTTGAGATGTACCGGTTAGACTCTGGAGACATCCCAATAATCTCACCTGTTTCTGCGTCCACTAACCAATCTCCTGAAACCTCTACTTGTTGAATACTTTGTTCGTCCATTTGATCCCCTTATCATCTTTCCAAGACAGCCTGTCTGCGCTCAGGACAAAGACCACGCCTACGAATTCCCCTGCGTGGTCACATCGCTGCACGACGACGAAGTCTGTTCCTTCGTACTGATGCCCAACAGTCTTCGCCCAAACAACCTCACCGCGCTGATTGCGATAACAGACGATGGTGTCATCGTAAATACGGTGCGGCAGTAGTGTAAATGCGCCAACAACAAATCCAAGAATAGAACAAAACAAACTTACGAGGACGTAACTCATTTTGCTTCCTGCAACTTTCTGAGCGCTATTGCGTAGCCTTCGACAGATGGAATAGCTGAACCTGAGTATTGAAGGTAGATTTCCTTCTTGCGGTCCGTTGTAAGATCACCATATTTATCTTTGACAGCTACCCAAAACTGCACGCTGACATCCTGTTTAGGTGCTTCGTAACGAGGTGCATGCTGAATCGTGGATGCGTTACCGTCGTCATCATCGTCCGTTGCAAGGGCAAGTAGACTAGCCAAGGAAAACCTACGAGCGTAGGTCTGAGCAGCTCCAAGTCCGTGTGCATCAAACTTCGCAACAGGGACTATGCTGATAGATTCTATCCACTGGCCGGATAAATGTATACAACGAGATGCCGCCGTAATCGTGAAAACAGACGTCTCTTGAAACGTCTCGACCACTTCCGCTGTCTGCTCGTTATTCGCCTTGCGACGCATCGTGACGTTGTGTGTCGCACCTTCCGTTACCGTCTGCGTGATGAAACAACCGTTCCTCACCAGGATTGGACGAATGGTGTCAAGGATGGCATCCAGTGATGCATACTTACTCTTGAATGCTGGATTCTTCGAATCCTTTACAATCGCTCTTAACTCATTGTGGATACCAACGAGCGCCGGTGCGATTTGGTCTAACTGATCGCTTGTTCGCGTCATACTAACCTCCATATTGGAGGCATTATGTCACACGCTATGACGCATTGTCAATATTAATGCGTTCTATCCTGATGCGTATTCCAAGCAGCTTTGCTTGTTCATGTCGGTTGTTCGTTCCGAGCGCCTTAGATATCCGGTACATATGCCATTCAAGTGTTCGTTCACTTTTCTTGAGCACTTTACTCGCACCTTGAAAGCCAAGTTGTGTGACGGCTGCCCACACCCGCTTTTGTTGGCGAGTCAGTTCTTTTTGGGGCTTGGTCTCTTGGGTATTCATATCATTATTGTGTATAATATTTTTGCTACTTAATTTCCCCAATGTCCAGTAGTAACCCCGTCACCCCTAAGGCGGGGTTTTCTATGTCAGGACTACTTCCCACGTAGCACCAAGGTCTGTCGATCTACAAACCTTTTTGGAGCCACTAATGTCGAAGATTGCGTAGAGCATGCCGCCAAGGTGTGGATCGTAACTTGTGTCAAGGACTTTACCTACTTGCGGAGTAACGCTGTTGATCGTGCAGTTAGCGGCAGTAGTCCAAGTAGCACCTAGGTCTCTACTTTTTCTGTACTTGATGTTCCCTGGTGTTGCTGTCGTGCCATCGTCGTAGATGATGATCAACAACCCTCGGTTAGTGTCGCATTCAAAACCAGCTGTTCCAGCAGTCACAGTAAGTAAGTCTCCTTTAGTTGCGCCGTTGTCTGTGGTGTAACTAAGCGTATAAGATGTCGAACCTTTGATAAGCATAAAGATGAAGTCACCGGTGTTGTCAGAGTCGCGAAGCTTCACGATGTTGTCCGATGTTATAACAGTACCGGCTAACCGTTCCGTCAAAGGAGCGTCCTGTAGACGCACGTTTATCTTGGTTGCTTTACCAAGCATCAGAAAGCCCTTGGTCTTATATGCTTCAATCGCAGAAAATAATTCTTGTAAAACGTCACGAAACCATGCCCGGTGACGATGACTAGTATGTATGGGATTAAGGTTTATACTTTTGGTCACGTAGTCAACGTGATGATTTGCCTCACCGAGTCCATACGGAGCGCCAGTGTAGTATCTACCTTCGGCGTCTATTGTCGAATCTGTACCCCGGTTACTGTTGTCGCTGGTGCGTATAAGGTCAACCGTACCAGTAGTAACAATGTCTCCCGCTGTGTCTAGTAACCCACCGTGTGCTATGCCACGAAGTAGAGACACGCCACCTAAGTAAAGCGCAGAGTCTGAACCGCCATTGATGTCAAACGGATCATATAAGTCTGGTGGGAAATTCCCATTGATCTTGTCAAACAGTGTTTGCGCGGTAATGTTGCCGGTGACTTTATGTCCGTACGTGAAGTCTGTACCCGTAGTTGCGTTAGGCGTAAGTAAGGCGCCTCCACCGTACAACCACGTAGCTAGGCCAGTATCGCCATTTAGGTAACAGTCACGAAGCGGTGGCTGTGAAGCGGCGCATGTTCCGCCACCAGGCTGTGCAACAGATCGAGTCATAACCCAACCAGGATGTCTCACAATGCCGTCGTCAGAAGCGTTTACTTCAGCTGCGAGCTGTGCAACCGTCAACATAGACACAGCGTAAGTCGTTACGCCTGTCCCTCCACCAACGGTCATTTGCCAATGCACATCTGACTCTTCTTCGTTCCTACCATCGCGATCGTGTTGCCAAAATCTGCGTCCGTAGAAGTAAGTAGTTGTTCCTACTTCAGCAACAATAGATGCCGTCTTACGCTCAAATGCAGATGACACTGTGTCAGGAACATAAGTGGAATCTGTGTTGGTGTACTTTAAAGTCGTAGTACCGATGTGTATTTGACCGCTAGACTTATGTATTCTTCGGCATGAAGTAACACCCCAGAACGCGCTATCAACGCTCTCTGAGCCGGCGTACGAGGTGCTAGTAGTATTCTTACGCGGGTACGGATTATCTTTAGAATCCTTGTCAGGTATTGCTGCCAATGAGTGTGAGTCAGGAGAGCACAAGTCTAACGTAACTGTTGCGTAAGACGTTGTTGCTCCAATAACGTTCCAAGACTTAGTATTGCCATGGTAATCAGTTAGCTCAATAACACCTGGTTCGTTAGTGCCACTATTTGCCCTGACTTGTACATCTAAATACCGATATCCAGACATGCCTTCATAAGGTGAAAACAAACGATTGTTACCTGTACCAGAAATGGTACGGGTCGCACTCTCTGCAACAGACCAACCATTGAAGCGCCATCCTCGGAACAAGACGCGTGTTGTTCCGTTAGTGTTGTCATCTCCGTTGGTTGTAAGCGACGATCCAGACAAGGCGGCTGATATCCATGCAGGAACGTCGTTTAATGATGTTGTAAGAGTGCCTGTGCCCGCACTCATATCCGTCAGCGTTGTTGTAGCTGAGTAGTTATTGAACGTGTCGCTACCAGACCAACTTCCTGACGTTGCTGTAACTGTACGAGATCCGCCATCAAAACCAGTAATCGGCACCGAGACTGAATCAGGGTAGGCACCGTCCCACGCACGGATGCGGCCAAACATTGAGACGCTACGCGCTAAACATACACTGGTGCTGATTGTCCCAGAAGCAGACCTATAGATACCAGACACATCGTCAGCTTCCAGACTCAATGACCATTCTGTAGCAGTCTGTATACCTTTCGTTTGGTTATGCGATAAGTCTGGCACGGTTGTGCCATTTACTTTAATTTGACTTACGCCGAAATTATGCGTCATCGGGCCGGTCACTGCACCAGTAGCACTTAGACTCGCTGTGTAATCTGCTGTCTGTCTTGTAGACGATACTGTGCTAGTAGCAGTTACTGTGGATCCACCTACAGAAAGACTACATGTAGCTGTACTTCCGACAGTACTTCTCTCATACCAAGTGTAGGAAGTTTCTGCTGGGAATCTTGTTGGTGCCGCAGTCGTACTAAATGCTGTTTCTGCAATATCCCAAAGCTTGTCTGTTCCAACACTAGCGCTAAACGATCCTGCGTACGTTGCAGATGCGTCAACGTAATAAGCCGTAGACGTTCCACTAGCAATAGTTACGGTTGTTGTCTGCGTTGTGCCATGACCATTATCAACGACTACGGTAGCCTTTAAATCCCAACCCCATGTAGTTGAGTTTATTGCGTACGCACTAGCAACCACAGTCAACTGACCACTAAAACCTAAATGGCCACTAAAAGTAAAGTTTGTTCTTTTAAATAATAACTGGTTATCCCAAGTAGGTGGAGCAACTATACCGATTGGATTAATAATAGTGACGGTCACATCTTGTGTGTGATCCATTGCAAGAGTACTGGTACGCGTACCGTCAAGGTATGGCATTACGGTCTAGCCACATCCGGTCCACCAGCCATTGAATAACCGTCAAGGATATAAAACGCTCCGTTAGCATCCTGTTGTACGAAATTCCAGTTAGGCGATACATATACGGGAAGTTCATGGAAGGTAGAAACGTTAGCGTTCAATTCCCGCTCGCTGTTAAAACCAACCGTTCCATTAATCTGACCAGTCATAAAAGATTGACGGCGAAACTCTTGCTGTTGCATGTCTATCTGTGTTCGAATATTCATATTAATACACCGTACTCACGTAGTTACTCTCACAGTTATATTCAACCTTCGGTGCAACGACACCACCGCTATCACGGCTGATCACAACCGTACGCCGCTTCATGTATAGGTCATCGTAATCCGTGTCAACACCATTGACCATTAACATTCGACATCGAGCACCAGGCTGAAACCCATCAACATAGTAGAAAGAGCAAACCTTTAGTTGGAAGCGTCGTTGAGCCGCTGCATCGTACACACGCCTAGACATCTTTAGGATGTCTTCAGGTTGTATGTAGGGAACAAATATAGGCATTGAAGTAATGATGCGTCCAAGGTAATCAGGACTATTAGCATCAAATATACTTGCTCTGTTAATTAATGGATTAGCGGCTGGCACTCGTGCCGCGTCATTCTGTGCAGTCGTTGTCCCAACACCATTTATGTAGTTTGTTTCTGGTGGTGACACAGTAAGTGAATAAACTTTTGGTGATTCACCTACGCAGATTTTATTTAGTGAAACATTGTGATCCGCTGGGTTTGGTACAAACTTCCATATCGTTGCGGCATTGTAAGCAGGTTTTGCTTCCAATACCCATTTGTAATTGATTTGATCCCAACGTAAACGATATTCAACAAATTGCTTACGAAGTAACATCAACAGCTGGCGGATAATTTTGTCGCCACGATCACCGGTCTTTGTTCCATGTCTCCATGATTGGCCTCGTGGAGGAACAGGGACAATAGTATTAATTGCATCCGCAGGTAGGTCTATTGTTGGAATCGCGTCGTATCCAGCCGCATTCAATACGTTGTTAATAGCAGACCCAATATTAGTCCCATCAAATGCTGTGTGTAGGTATTGGTTAACTTCATTGAACCTACCAATTTCACTTGTCAGTTCCCACTCTGCTTCGTAGCGATATGCAAAGGAATTACCTGCTGCGTTATCTAAGAACACATCACAAGATACTAACCTAGCCCATCCAGTCTGCTGTGTTACCCAAATTGGTGTACCTGCATCCGGATCATCTGTACGTTCAATCTTATATGTCGTATCACCACGTTCAACAATAGTTATTTCATTTTGTGCAACGTGTGTTGCTTTTACACGGCCGCCGCCATATGCCAGGTCGTCATCAAAAAACTCAAGATGACTGTACCTGTTGATTAACACTGGCGTAGTTGCACGCGTCACCCTAAGCTTGTCCCAACGCAGGTAGACACCGTAAACCATTGGTGTGTAAATAGCGTTTGTTGTAGCCAGTTGAATTTTGTGTCTAAAGAATCTGTCTGTACCGATTGTGTATGTACCAATGTCTTGGTCCACTAACTCTACAGTAGACGATGTTGCAGCATTTGTTTGGTATGCGCCAGTTGTATGACTGGCTGGTGATGTTGCCGGAATAAATCCTGGGTCATATACCTGTGTGAAGAACGAGTAACCAGCTGATCCTTCAGCTGATGTCTTATATCGAATCCTATGTATTGCTGTGTGATAAGTCAGGTTATTAAAGTCAGGATTAAAACCAATCTCTAACTTACCTGCGTCAACAACGTATGGAACACCAGAGTCTGTACGAAGTGGTACCTGAACAAGTTTTCCTGCAATAGACTTTGAATCAGCCGCTGACTTAAAACTCTTTTGTACTGTTGACTTAGTTGTGTGGTTTGTAATCAGTACGCCCATTTGAGGCACTGGAATAATAGACAGCGTTTGCCATTTACCAGTCATCTCGGTAATAGACCCAATATCAAACGAATCTATTAATGTGGCAGTGGTGTAAATGCCAGAAACTGGATTGTCATACCAATAAACTGTGCACTTACCTGTGAAGTCTATGTGTATGCCAAGTTTTTCAATCGCAATAAACAAGCAGTTACGATACTTGTTTGTCATGACCTCTCGACTTGCTATCTTCCAGTTGATAACAAATCCCTCATCCCTCGATGTGTTTGCACCAGTAGCAGTCTGCATACCAATACGAATAGTGTCTAAAGGATATCCAGTAGTAGATATGTATTGAGGTATGTGAACAGCACCAGTCAATGTTGGCATAGTTTTTGTGCCAAGTGTAGGTGTCTCAGATGCTAGAAACTTACCGTTAAATGCAGGGTCCGATGTCTCAACATTCCCATGCCACATCAATTCCCAATATGGTTCATCTCTGGTAATAACAGACTCATCGTACCAATGAGTAGCCGTTGACCATTCTGCGGTTAAGAAGCTTGGTTTGAGCATTATCATCCCAGTGATAGGCTCTTGCCATACATGCTCAACATTAGTAGGGCGGAAGTACTGCTGGATATTCGTACCAAACGGAGACTGTGCAAAACCTGGACGTTGTGTCATCCGGTTTTCTACATCAAAGGTAATGCGCCATTGCGGAATAGGCATTATCCAATACCTACGTTCATCATGTTGTTCCTTGACGCCATATACATCTCAAGCTCGATTGCAGAAACAGCACCGGCACCACGTGGACCAGCACCAATAATGCTAGATGCAAGCATAGTCATAGCCACCGTAGCGTTGTTAAGCGCCTTAGTATTTTCATCAAGTGCTTGATTTTCTATTTTGTTTGGATCAGGTGATGTGAAGAATCCAGCTGCACCACCCATAAGAGTTCCAGTAAGCGTACCTACTATGGTTCCAATACCGGGGAACAACGAGCCAATCATTCCACCAAGCATTGCACCACTAGCTGCACCGCTAAGCATGTTTTGAATGCGTGTACTTTCAGCCATCAACCTCTTATTGCCAGTATTTTCCTGCTGTTGATTAGCAAGACCTTGTGCGGCAAGAGAACCAGCCACCATCAAACTACCGCTTAGGACGCTTCCGCCTAACTGCGGATTCATGTTTGTAAAGAAATTTCTGACTCCAGATGTCAATCCACTTACGTTCATTTGCATGCCAAGTTTGGCTTTTTGCAATGCAGTCATTGCACCCGGTGATGGAGGACCATGCATTTCATTTAGGATGTAATTGCCTTTTGGTCCCATTGTGTGCAGTGCTGTGAATGCTGGGTTTATCTGCCCCATCATTTGTGCTTGACTACTAAGGAACATTGGGACTGACGGTGCTAAAGCAGCGGCACCAGTAAGAGTAGTTCTTGCTTGTGCTGCCTGAATACTGCTCGTAAATCCATTAAGGCTTGCGATGAACGCATCAAGACCACTTTTAGCTTGTATAAATGCAGTCTTGAGATAACCGAATGCGCCAACAATTAACAGTAAGCCAGGTACACCCATACCAGCAGTATTAAGTTTTCCAATCACACCCATTGTGTCAGCAAGTGTGTTCATGAGTCCCAATACAGCGTTCAATCCTTTTTCACTAGTGCCCATCAACATGGTCTGTGCACTTTCAGACACACGTTGTCCGACTGATTCTAAATTTGTCCGACCAAGGGCTTTTGCGCTACCGCCAACACGTCTATCAATTGCATCAAGCAATTCTTGGACGCCTTTGGCGCCTCGCCCACTAAGTCTTGACTGCAAGAACATTGTTGCTTCTTGGTCATTCCCAAATTTACGACCAGCCATCTCTTCCGCTGTTTGACGAAGAGGAGCACCAGTACGAACAAGTCCAAGCAAAGTATCTGAATCCATCGCTCGTGGATTCATACGTAACTTAGCAATAAACTCGGACAACTCTGCAAGCTCAGCTACACCACCACCACCAGAAACAGTAGCGTCAGCAAGAGTTGTTATTGTAGACATCAACTCTTTACCAGGCATACCCATGGCAAGCATCTTGCGACCGATTCCAGCAACATCCTGTGCTCGGAATGGTGTTTGCATCGCAAATTCTTGCAACTCACCAGTAATGAAAGCGCCTTGCTTATTGCTTTTTAGCGATGTGCTTATCTGCGATTGTATGCCACCAAGGCTGGCTGCCATTGTGAAACCAGTTGCTAGGCCAGCAATCTGCCCTATGTCTTTTAGTCCAGCTATTGCACTGTGAATAGCGCCAATAGCATTTAAGATAGGACTTCGGAATCCGATAGCAAAGGAGCTGCCAACAGACTGACCTACCTGCGTCATGCTTCCTGAGCCGCCACCGGATGCCATTGATCCAGTAGTCTGTCGCAAGTTTTGCCGCATCTGTGCAAGTTGTTGTGCTTGCTGGCTGTTGGCTGAAGCAAACGCCGCAGCGAATGCGTTTCTTACACCAGTACCAATAGCCGCGTACTGTTGATTGAATGCAGTACTAAGTGCGGAATTTACAGAGGCTGCCATGCCCGTTCCGAGTCGATTGAACGAGCTTGTGGCCCGGGACATAGCATTGTTCAAAGAAGCTTCGAACTTCGTAACATCTACGTCAATAAGGATTTTAATGTCGCCGAGTTCTGTTGCCACTGTATTTATCCTCTTGTTCTTTTTTCATCCGAGTGTACTCTTTTTGTTCAAGTTGCTCTAACTCAAGCAGATCAAGAACAGCAAAGTATGGAAGGTCTACCTCTAAGGGGTGTCTTCTCCAGTGCTTTGAGCACACTCGGACGAGGAGTTTTTTAGGTCATTAGGTTTCACCCCACGGACCTGACTCAAACCAGTAAACGTTTCGTTATACGTGTTGAACAAATACTGAAAACAGTCCACGTTGTTCTGTGCAATCCACGTATAAAAAAGAGCAGTAGGCCATTCTTCAGATGGCAACGGCTTTTCGTGAGCAGTAGCAATAGCGCAGATATCCATAGCCAATGGGAAAGGGATATCTGGATAACGCTTTGTAAGCTCCTGAGCATCAATACTAGCTTGGTAGATCTGCGGAACACCAGGTCGTCGCCAAGTAAGGATAACTTTGTCATCGTCATCCTTACCCAGCCATTCCGTCACATCAACCTCAATAGAAGGACGCTCATATTTCGGAGCGTTTTGTACAATGTCGCCTAATTTCATATAGCCAGTTTACTATACTTACGGAGGTGTTATTGCACCTGTCCAACCAGTTGTATCTGCCATGCCGTCAAGCTCAATGTCTTCAATCAGTGGATTACCTTGGTCAGTACTCATTCGAAAACTTCGAATAACTCCGACAAAGTCTTGGTAGGTGGCAAGCGCACCGTTGTTTTTGATACGGACGTAGCCAACATAACCAACCGGTGAATACACTGTGAGGCCACGAATAGCAGAGAGGTTTGATACGTTGTCCGCATTGTAAGTCGTTACCATGCGAAGGCGTACCATCTGTTGCCTATTGAAATAGCGACGCTTGATACCTGCTGCACCACCAGCATTGACGGAATCAAACTCGTCGCTATATTCAACAGATCGGCTTACACCGATAATCTGACTATTGGTAGAAAATGTAGGCGCTGCCCCAGTAGGCGCGTATGGAAGTGCAGATACCCAGATCTGTACAGCCATATCCTCCATAATTAAAGCCATAGTTAAGCTCCTTGACTAACTGAATAAGATCCCCAGTCAGCCATGAGGTCGATTTCCATCTCCTCAATCTGTGGGTTACCTTGGTCGGTAGACATACTCATGCGACGCATTACACCTTCATAGGTTCTGGCTGGTGTAAGCGTAGAGTTGTTCTTTACTGCAAGTCTGATGTTGTATAGACCAAGCGTATACGTTGCCAAGGCCTTAGCCTGTGGAAGGTTCAAGACGTTGAGTGCGTTGTAAGTAACAACACCACGGATGCGGATCATCTGGTTGCGGTTGAAGTACCGGCGCTTAATACCAGTAGCTCCACCAGCGTTGACTGAATCAAATTCATCCGAGATTTCAATTGATCGCGCAACACCCAAATATGAATACGTTGCCGCACCTGTAAAGTTTGGTGCAGTACCGGGAGTATATGCATCACCAATTGAAAAGGTGATGCTCATATCCTCAAGAATTAGTGCCATCTGTTACTCCTATAAGTTACTGACGAATATTCGCCAGGTTCGTCCAACTGTACGCCAATATACTTGACCATCACCAACTTCGATTGTAGAGGGAACTACACCCGACGATCGGCATATTACGCGATACCCACTGTACGTCTCGTTTGCATTTATTAATGCAGTATCTATCACATCCATTGCGTTGTACATGTTGTCGTCGTCTACTCCAGCAAAACCAACGACCAACACGTGAAATTCAATAAATGCTCCTTGCCTGTGTCCAGCTTCTAGGTCATATCCACCAATCTCTTCAATGATGACATATGGACTTCTGGCATCCTGAACAGCCAAGTCTTGGTATACACCACTAACAAAATTCAATACTGTTGTGGCAGCAAGCTTACTATTAATCCACTGCCTTGCTAACCTAGGTTCGTATATGCTCACGGTAGTACCTGCTTGATTGTGTCACGAACAATACGTGCCACATTGTCTTTCTGTTCTACCATTGCCTTGGTCAGGAAGGGATTACCCGGATACGCCACGATAGGTGCCTTGTGGCCGTTATGCAGGAAGATGGCGTAATGGACGTCATTACCTACCCAGTTTGGTCCATGCGGATCAGCAATGACTTCAGCTACAAACTTACTTACTTTACGCCCACGGATGCTTTGCACAAGTTTGCCAGATGCTATGTTTGTACCTGCGTGTCGTTTAGCACTCTGGGCTACTTGTTGAGCGGCTGGTCGCAAGCCGGTAGAGACGCCACTCTTTATACTGAGTGACACTCCTCTAACGTTGCTTGTGACTGTTACGTATTTCATTTATCCGCTACTTAACTGCACCAGGAATGGACCAAAGGTGGTTGTTACCGTACCCATTGTACGCTCTACAACGATTCTATATGTACCTGCTGTAGTAACACCTAGTGCTGTCCACGATAGGTTAGGCGTCCATCTAATAACACCACCGTCAGCGTATGCAACTGTAGGTGTAATGTTATTGACTACCGCTGTACCAGCCTGGTTCCTTACACGCATCACAAGTGTTGATCCACTTACCGATACGCTTCCACCGGAAGAGTCAATAAGGACAATCTCGATGTTAGGAACAGTAGACAGGAATTGATTGACTTCCGTAATCAATCCTTCCGATGCGTTCTGCCTAATTAGGAACGGTCCTTGACGAAGCTGAATACGTGATGTGTCTGCACCAGTAGATACCTTGGTGTCTAGGTAGTCACCAAAGGTCCCTGGTGTTGTGTGGTCAACTTTAAATTCATCCCATACTAACGTAGGAGTAGAATCAACCACGTTACGAGTCTCGTTAATGACGCCACCAAATTCAGAAGCACTTGTGTAACCAGAGACCGAAGCTCCCCATACAGCAGTTGCTGTCTGCGCTCCAGTAAGACCACCACTGCTTAATTTGATAGTCATGACTGCACCGTTTGTACCAGATGCGCCTCTGACTACTACAGTAACGTCATCTGCTCCTGCCGCTAGTGCGGCATCAGGAAGGTCAAGCCTGTAGACACCCGGCATATTAACTGAATCTACTTCAGCAAAGCCACCAGCAATCCATCCTCCAGTAGGTGCTGTTCCGTCAATAACACGTGCTACAAGAGGGATGTCTACGCTTGCTGTGCGTGTGCGGTTGTATCGGGCTGATAGACCGCTTGTGGAGGCTGTTAGACCTGTAGCACCAAGGTAGAGTTCGATGCTTTGTGATGTGCTTCCGGGAGCGATTGTGATTGTACTAGCGTTCCGCTCGGTTGGAATGTATGCAGGATTTACAGTAGTTTGGTCTTCAATGATTAGACCTAGTTCCGCGACACGCCCACTTGTCATCGTAAATGCGCCGGATGCAGTAGCCCGACTGCAATACTGAAAATCATGCGCTGTAAATGCTGAGTTATCTGACTGAGCCAATAACGTGTAATAGTTCGATTGTTGAGTACCAGCGCAAACTACATAGTAGTCCCTGTCAGGATATAGCCTTACAGGTGAAGTAAAGTAAAACTCCCCAAGGCGTTGTGTAGCACCCTGATTATTTGGGAGAGAAATAGAACCTATTTCCGTCAACGTATCATCGTAAATCTTTAAACTACAACCTACAATCGCGGCTGTAAGCCTACTAATAATTCCAGATACATCGTAATACCCAGCACTATTTGCTGTTAGTCGTATTTTGTTTCCTAGTTGATTTGGGGTTGTTACAATAATCGAAGTAAATGTTGCGTAAGGATAACCATATGTCCTAAGCGCACCACGCATAGAACAGTAACTTTGCACAGTACCTCCAGTGCTTGTTGATGAACTGTTGTTACCGCCTATTTCACCAATGGTTCCGCTAGTATTTACTGCCATAGTAGACGCTACTATGCATCTATTTGAACCATTAAAAAGACCAGATTCATTTTTAAAAACTACTGCGTAAGTACCTGCTGATAATGAAATAGGACTAGCAAACGTAAATAATTGTAATGATGGCGATGTACTAATTGCTGTACCTGTAAGGTCAACATAAGTTAAAAAAGTCCCATTGTTTACATAACCCTGATTGTCACTACTTTGGGTTACGCCTTGTATGCCGATGCGTATAGTGCCCGGTGAACCACTACGATACAAATACATCATTACACTAGAAATAGTGTCTGCAACATCTAAAGTTACAATACCGTACGAAGTATCTCCTAGATTATCCCGACCATTAACCGACGGTGAAGGTGCACCAGCACCAGCGCGGAAAATTGCAGGTTGTAATACATATCTAACTTTAGCCATTTATAGTCACCACGTTAACAGGTTGTAGAGAATCAAGTAGTGCTGTTTTGCCAACCGTCCCATCCTGCATATAAAGAAGCAACAACAACATCTGAAGTTGACCGGATGTATCTTCAGCCGCCTGTGTGACATCGAACTGTAACGCTTCCATAGACTGGTAGACAACGCCGCCATCATTAAAGAATACAACTACGGTTCCATTGTCCTGTACATCTACAGATAACAATGTTTTAGTGGCGGTCACTTCTTCACCTTACGCTTATCAATAGCGACCATCGCAAGGTCACGCAACTTCTCAAGGTCACCCACACTCATAAAGTCTAGGTTGTCAGCAATCTGACTCAGCAACATAGCCTCACCAAAAGGTATCTTGACTTCAGGAACATTAGTAGTCTTCTTCAATAACTTACTTAGCCAGCTCATTGTGCTTGTACCCTTATCTGTAGTGGACCAAATGTTGTCGTAGTACCTGACACTGTTCGATCAATAAACAAACGATAGTTACCAACTGGACATCCGATAGCCAAGTAAGTGCCTGGACCTGTCCATCTAACGATTCCACCAGTACCGTATTCTACTGTTGGCGTACCAGTTTCTACCACAGTACTCGCTACGTCCAAGATACGTAGTCCAAGCGTAGCACCCGTGACAGGAACTGAATTGCCATCACCGTCAGTCAACTGCAACTCAAAGGAAGGTGTGTCTGTCGTAAACACTTCAATGGTATCTACGGTTTCCGATCCTGTCTGCCGTAAGTCAAACCTACCAACGAACACACGAGTAGAGTTACCGCTGATCAAGTTGCTGTCAATGTAGTCAGTACCGTTGTGAAGGAGAGCGCCAGAGAGTTCGGATGCAGCTGCTGTTGAATCGACAATCGCGTGGACATTAGCATGGATGTGGTGCGATGCCCCGACATCCGCAGGACGATTGTCGACCGTAGTTTTTAGAAGTCGTGCGCCCATTGATCCAGCAGTTGTGTACGATGACGCAACAGCATCAAAGACCGCTGCGGCTGTCTGCGCTGCCGTCAATCCACCACTTGAAAGTGTAACGGTCAAGACTGCTCCATTCGTGCCGCTTGCACCACGCACCACGATCGTGACATCAGATGCGCCAGCGGCAAATGCCGCGTTAGGAACATCAAGCCGATACACGCCGGGCACGAGGGAGGAGCTAATCTCTGCGAAGCCACCAGATGTCCACGCGCCTGTTGGTGTCTGCGTGACCAACGTTATAGCCACCGGAGCCGATTGATTCCTTACGTAGTATGCCGCTAGACCGGAGGTGGAAAAGGTTAGGCCTGTAGCACCGAGGTAGAGCTCGATGCTTTGTGAGGTTGAGCCGGGAGCGATGGTTATTGCGGAGGCGTTGCGTTCGGTTGGATTGTATTGCCCAGGTATAGTTGTACTATAACTATTATATGACCCGATATTTGGTGTCACACCGTCCCAAGTATTGCCATAAAAATCACTAACAGGTGCATTTGTTGTTGTGCCAGTAGCGTATGAATACAAGCCAGTATTTGTAAACCACTCTCGTTGTTCAATACCCCAGAGTCTTCTTATACCAGTGTTCACTGGATAATATTTACCAGTGTATACATTTGTAAGTGTAAACCCGGTAAAGCCAAGTAAAGACCTAACACTGCATGAATCAACAAGTGAATTTGTTCCAACACCACCTGCAACCCAGAATGGCTGGGTTGACGAAACGCAGTTCCTTATATAAATATCAGACTTAATATTGTTGGTGGAAAAACCAATACCAAAGCAATTTGATATATAAATACCAGTTCCTGAATATGTTAAATTTGAACCATTGAATAAAGCTACAACAGATGCACCTAAACAAACAACTCTGTCTATGTACAGGTTGTATACCCAGTTTGATGGTGTGCTCCTACCAATTGTTGAATCGTTGTACAGATTTCCATTACCAAAACCTGAAGTAATACATTGTGTTATGTAATAGTTTTTCGTTAAACCAAGCGATGGTGTATCTGTAGATAAAATACAAGTTTGGTCGTTTGCGGACATACCGAAACAACACTTTGTCCACCGTAATTCAATGCAGTCAGTGGTAGAAAAAATATTACTGTTAGCACATTGCTCAAATTCTAAACTGTCAAATCGCAAATAATTTTTTGATGCGAGTGTAAATATGTTAAATGTGCCAGACGGACTGCCTATGTCATTACTTAGTCTATTTGTAATCAACACGCGCCCCGGGGTAATGCCAGAAAATTGGCTCGCCGTTGGATTACCGTTAATAAATGTAGGCACTGTGTATGTGCCGCCAACAGTAATTGTTGCTGTTTGCCTATAATCACCCGGTGCAATATACAAGGTGTCACCTGAACTAATACCAGACGCTCCAAGAGCCTTGGAAACCGTTTGCCAAGCCTGACCAGACGTTGCGCCTAAGCCAGTATTAGAATCACTGCCGTCAGTACGGACATAATATATTGCCATTATTCAGCGGTTCCTGAAAGAATTTCTTCAGCCATAACGTACATAAATTGATTTACAATATTTAGCCTGAACGCCTCATCTTGCTGTACCCACCAAGTAAATACATCAATCCCGTCAGGCCCAAAGTCAGCAACTTTGACAAAGTCATCATTTAGGATGTCGGCTTTGATGTTGTAGTCTGCTGGGTTTGTAACAAGTGGTGTAACAACTACATTGTTTAGGTTCATTTACTTACCTCCATTGCCTCCAAAATTGTGTCAATCGCTTTTTTCACCAAGTCAAAAAAGTAAGTGTGGTAACGGTTAACATAATCTTCCCCACCAACTGCCAGATGTGACGGACAGATGTAGGCTGCATCAGTGCAGCCGTTAACATACTCAATCGGTGCGGCATACCACCACCAATTGTCGTATACATATTGCACTAAGTCTATGTCAGTGGATGCCCTGTACCTAACTAATTCGCTTGCCAATTCTCTGACATCGGCCCGCTCAAAAATGATATGTTCCATCCGATACCTCCACTTTGCTGATGTCCGATTGTAATTCTATAGGCGCGAATCTGTCAATGCGGTAGTTTTGGAGGTTCATTTGCCCACCTTCAAACTGTTCGCATTCGTACCCTTGAACGGCATCGTGAGGAACGCCAGCACACTACTCACCGCAGCGGAGACACCAGCCGCTACCGCCTTGCTTCCGTAGAGTGCCAGCACTGCGCCGAGCTCGCTGATGTCGTGAGCTTCGGATGTCCTGACCCCATCGCCGAAAACGGAAGTGAATGCAGCTGTAAAAGCCACGATCACAACGACCACTAAACGCTTAATACTGATCTGTAAATTCATCTTGTGTTCATACGCCCTTCGATGTTTGACACTCGGCTCTCAACTTTACCAAGCCGTGTTTCCATCTTTGCTGTATCTGACTTTATCTCTTGTGTGTCTCTACGCATATGACTTAGCTGTTCATCCATACGGGCAAATCCCATTGCAGCTTGCACGCCTGTCAACAAGATCGGAATCATTAACGCCAACACCGCCACAATCAAATGCCAAACTTCAATAGTCATTGAACGTCCTTCCCCGCCGCCGTGTACCGGGAGAGTATCTGTGTCTCAATATCTTTACGCAGTTGTGTTTCTACTTCCGTAGTTACATCTCTTTTGAATGCAGGAAGGTTAGCGTCTTGTCGAATAAAGAATGCGATCATCGCCGTAATAACAGCAGGTACACCTGCTCTCAATGCCTCAATGCTTGCAATACTAGCCACCTTGGCTACATGACCAAACGTGCTGTTATCGCTAATAGGCATGTTTTCCCATGCCGCATTGAACGCAGGTAGAGCAGAAGCAAAGAAAGCCCCAACAATAACCCACCACAATCTACCGTAGGCGATGTTCATGCTTTGCGCCTCTCAGCCTTGACGGTAATAAAGATGGCGTCTGTACGACCAGGGTCACTACCAGTAATAAGGTAGTCAACGTCATTGACCCGTAATCTCTCGTACTGTGTAACCTGTGAATCAGCAGGAAGGATAATCTCTGCATCGTACAGAGGTTGTGTCTTCTTACCTGCAAACTCTTCGTTACGTGCCTGGCGTGGTAATCGCAAGCGGCAAGGAAATGTCTTGTATCCGCCTGGCGCCGGCACAAGTGTAAACTGGACGTTAGCGGATCCTATGCTTGTAGTAGGGCCAGTGTTTACCGGTCGTAGCGCATACGCCGTGTCAGTAAGCAGTCTAGCTTGCATCTGCACAGCCAAGTACTGAACAGCACGTTTACCCGGTGTAACTGGTATCACGGAACCCACATATCCATGAAGGTGTTAGACATTCGCACACAGTGTGCATGTCTCTGTTGCAATTCAAGTTGCAACCATTCGTCACTAGTATTGATGTCGTTTACGCACTTCGCAGCCTTTAATGTCCATGCTGCCTTTGCCATACCTGACAAGTCGTAGTTGTCAGATGGTGCGTCTCCTTCATCCTGCCAGTAACAAGTATTGTCAGTGACAACATAGCCCACCCTGCTTGCTCGCAAGGTAGGCCATGAAGGTTCAGTTGCTCCGGTAATGCCAGATTCTATACAACGGTAAAGTCTGTTACTGGTATTTACACGGATGCGATAGTTGCCGTTAAAAGTGGTAGACGCAACCCAGTCGTTAGCAATCTTGTAACGGTTTACCAGCTGGACCAATTCGTCCGGTGATAAGACCGGATCAAGATTAGCGTCAGCGTATGTTGTCAACCAGTTGATTGCTTCTATTTGAGTCACGTCTACCGCCTAACTTACGATCCGCCGTTGAGGAAGATACCACCTTCGACAGTGGTTGCATCCTGTGTCACAGGAACCTGTGTTGCATTCCAGAGTTTTACATCAAGGAAGTCAACAGTAGCGTTCTGTGTTGCACGCGAAGTAACAATACGGAAGTAACGCTTCTTTGGCTTGTTAACCTCGAAGAAGATAATCTTGTTATCATCGGTGTCAGCAATAGTAACAGATCCACCAGTAACGTCTGTGAACGTACTGTTGTCGTCTGACCACTGAAGCTTTGCACTTGTAACAGCACCGGAGACAATTGCTCCAACTGCCATTTCAAAACAAATGTTGTTGAATCCAAGAACATCTGCGCTGTCGCTCGTAATAGCTGTAGAGCCAGCAGCCGCAACGAAGTTTGTACCATCTGGCTTCATGCGGATGTGCTTGATCTCTTTTTGGATTTGGCGAAGAACCATAATCGTTATCCTTTCATTTGGGGAGGTGTTACCCTCCCCATTTCACTAAGCAGATACCTTGTGAGCAATCAGCTTCCAGTTCTCTACTGGGCGTCCACCATGGCGGAATCGTCCAACGAGTCCAACCTTGTTGTTCTCAGCGTAGCGCTCAAGAAGAACCTGGATGGAGAGTCCAAGGCGATTAACCAAGTAGTAACCAGACCAGTCACCAGAGATGACAGGATATGCGTTGGCTGCTACGTTAGGCATGAGTCCGCTGTACACAACAGGGTAGCCAAGAAGCGTGTCCACACGGCTACCAGCAAGACCGGAGTCTTGGTAACCATATGCAAACAGGTATCGAAGCTGTTGGTCTTTGAGTTTGTCAATAGTACGCTTCGTGCTGACACGGTTCATAACAACACGGATGTTCTCGTTGTACTGTTCTGGCAGTGTGTCGATAAGATCAATAAGACCGTCGGCAGTCAGTGCAGAAGCAGAACCAGAGTTGACGATACGTGGTGCATCAGCCGTTCCGATTGCAGTCAGGATACCGAGTGGCTGGTTTACACCGGAACCACTAAGAATCATGCGATCACGCTCAAGAGCGATGGTCTCATCAAACTTGTCAGCAATCCATCCCTGAATGTCGATGGCCGAGTCTTCCAGCATGTTGCGGGTGATACGGCTTTTCATCATTCCGGTGTAGACATCAATACGAGTCTGACCAAAGAGATCGGAGTCGTCTACAAGTCCTTCATCGGTCGCTGCTTGCTCACCGGTGTACGTGACACGGAAGCCAGTGGAGTAGATGTCGTTGCTGTCAACATAGTTGACCTTTGGCATCTCAACAGCATCACGGCTGGTAGAAAGCTGAGTAACGAGACCAGCAACACGGGTAGGTGTAGCCAAGCGGCTAACAACACGGTTGATGATTTCTGGTGTTACAAAGTAACCACCCTGTGGGTCAAGTCCAACTTCTAGGTCTTTACGAGCTGTTGCACCCATACCGGTAATACCCTTACGAAGGTATTCATGGAATGCTTGCTTGTAACCATCACTGTTCATGTGTGACCAAACACTCTTGGTAAAGGTACCTTCACCAACTTGGTTCACTTCCATGGAATTACGGCTACGCTCTACGTCTGCATGACCAGCCTTAGCGTAATGGACGTTTCCAGGGATCTCGTTCGATGGCTCTGCGAACCACTTCTTCTCATCCTCTGCCGTCTTGATTGCTTCATACTGTGACTTGGCAACAACGATTGCATCGTTGATCGACTTAACCTTAGCCAGGTCGTCGCCACAGAAATCAGCCTTACCAAGAATCTGATCGCGTTCTGCCGACTTGGCTTTGATACCATCGACAATCTTGTTAAGATCCATTTGATCTCTCCTTACTTGATTGATAGCTCAAAGATTGTGTTATCTAACTCAGCACTAGCCTTCAGAGCTTCCACCAATGCTGACTGTGATTCGGCTTTCGCGACATCCCGCTGCTTCCAGCCTTGTGATGCAATTATTTTTGCATCACTCTTCGAGAAACGCCCACTAGTGTGTAGCCACTTCTCAAAATCCCTGACCGTTGTCAAATCCACAGACTTGACTTGAGCCATAAAGTCATCACCCATCGCATCAATATGCGAGACGAGAACCTTTGCTTTATCGGCAAACTCATCGAGTGCTTCACCGACCATCTCTGGTTCATCTGGGTTACCAGCAATATACGACATCAGACGACCAAATAAAAGTTGAAGACCGTACAAAGACATCTCGTCGTCAATGCTACCAAGCATTCCGGTGTCTTCTTCTTCCTCTCCCATTTCGTCTTCAGGAATACCTTCTTGTTCTTCTTCGTCTTCCATTTCGACTTTATGAGACATCTTCTCTTCTTCGTCGTCGTCTTCCATGTCGTCTGGATCATATGGACCGTACATAGACTTGTTTTTAAGGATAGTAGTGCGACATCGTTTAGCAAAAGCAAAACCTGGGTCACCGCCCCAAGCATCCCAAGCAACTCTGCCTGGTGATGGAAAACCGTCTTCACCACTAGAGAATCCCTTGGCCTTCTTATCTACTTCATGCCTAGAGAAGAAACTGTACATACGCATGACAGTATCAGCTGAAAGAGATTCACCCTTGACTATCTGATTAGCACGCGCCCAACCAACTGCGGTTGCACCATCGTGTCCATCTTCACGCCAAGCAATAGCACGCTTTGCGGCGGCCTTCATAGCAGATGTAGGTTTAAACGTCTTCTCTTCTTTAATCATAGGCTCCATCAACGATTTGACCGGCATAACAGAGTTACGTGGTTCAGCTGGACATGGAGTCAGACTTGCTTCAGCGATAGGCCAGGAAAGAATCTGTTTACGATCAGCGCTCTTCTTAGAGTAAGCAACAAGATGAGGCGCCGCACCACTACTAAGGCCAAGTCTGCCTTCCCTTAGTAGTTGGTTGACCTTAGCCATGTAACGGTTACTGATGTCAATCTGTCCTTCATAGAACAAGCCGGCATCGTCCATCTTTACCTTGCCGCGACCGATGACTTGATTACCAAAGACCTCTGTAAAACCATGTCCGTAGTAGAGGTTCAAGTCAAACTCATCACCACTTTTGAGAGGGCGCCCAAAATCGGTGGCAGCAGTAAAGTATTCGCCAGTCGTGTCATTAGCACTGCCTTGATTATCAAAGCGCACTAAGTAACCTGAAAAGCGTCCATCGGCAGATGCTTTTACTGCATCGCCAATCCAGCACAAGACTTCGTTATTCATCTGCTTGATCCACCAACCTTTTCCAAGTCCGAAGGGGACGGAATGTGTATCTCTTCACTAGCCTGTTGCCTACGTGATATATCCTCACCTCTAGGCTTTGTAGTCGCTAATGATGGGGTAACAACAGGTGCTTCTGTAGTTGCCAAGTAATCCGTACGAGCATCCACACTTTCAATGTCAGCTTGCATTGCTTCGTGGAAGGACAACTCGCGGCCAACTTCCTCACGTGCTTCGTCAACAGTAATGATTCCAGCAAGCACATCTGCTCTTGCTTCACGTCTAGAATCAAGGACATCGGACTTAAGCTCAAGGATACCTGACGTATCGTAGAACACCCATAAGTCTTCGCTGTCTGGGTACGTTCGCAATACCTTACGGGTCAATTCATAAGCAAACATCTTCATGAATGGGAGAATCCCACCACGCCATGACTGCTTGATAGACTCCTGCTTGTTGTTGAACGTAGCACGCTGAACACCTGTCCAAAGACCAAGCGCCAACGGATCAAGACCAAGCGATGCAGGGATACGTGTCTCTGGCATAGAACGAACATCGTTCAGCGCCATCTCATCTGGTTTAAATCCAAGTTGGTGCATGTCAAGAGCACCAGGAATAAACCTAGGCTTACCCGGCTCACGAGACATCTTCTCTTGCAAGCGACGAGTCATGTTGTCAGCTTGCTCTGGAGTCATTGGGGCAGCCTGTTCGCCACCCTCCATCTTTAGAATCTTAGGAGTAAAGACCACCGGAGGTACACCACCGGAGGAAGCAAGTCCAGCACTAAAGTCACTATATGAGTTATCTGTAATGATTTCTCTATACAAAGCTGCGAGAGGTGACACACCCTGTA